TGATGTGCCTTTGCTGCAATCGCTTCCTACGCCTGTCCTTGCTGGCTTGCTGGCTGGCGATAACTGCGCTGCCGAATAGTTGCGCTAGCGCCTCAATTGGCGATTGTCGGTTATTGTGTCGCATTTTGTCAAAGCTCCTCTTTAATCATGCAAAAGATAGCGGCCATTAAGACACCCATTAGGGCGGCAACGGTGGCGAATGATAGTAGTTCAGTCACGGTTTCTAATCCTTTCCCAAACTGTATCTGCTACAGTGTCGTAGCTCTCCCCTGCGCTGATAGTCTCCCGGCCCTCTGTCCAAACTGTGCGGCGCGATGAAGTTGCACCGTCTCGGATAGTTGCACCGTCTCCATATATTGAGACTAGGGCGGCGGCGTCTTCTACGTGCTTGCAAGCTGCTACGTAGGCGTTGAGCGGGCTATATACTTTGAAGCGTGGTGTCGTTCCCATGGCTCAAAACTCCTCTCTCAAAGACAATTACCGCGCTCATATGCAGCAGCCCAAGTCGCAAGGCCAAAGCTGCCAGCCTTACGGATTTTCGCGTCATTACAGGCGCGGTCATGGCAGACGTTCTTGTTGTCGCGGGGGTGTCCGGATGCTGGAAGCATTTTAGAGCCGCAATCGGGGCAATGGGTGCGCTGCTTGATTGCAATCGGGGCGCGGTATGCGTAGGTGCGGTTAGTCATTGTCTCAACTCCAAATGGCACAATTGCCAATTGCGTATAGAGCACGATTGAGGAATGTCCTCAAGAAAATAACGACATAGGCGTTTGACATTTCCGGCCATTTCTATTGTTCCGTATCTGTTCTAGTTGACATTTCCGAAAAACACAGATCGCCCAGGTTCTTCTGGGGGCGGCTTGGCAGGACTGGACCGGCAAAAAGGTGGGTAAAAGTCGTCAAGCTAACTATTGGCAGCTAACGGGGAGCCCAAACAATCGTTCGGAACTCCCCGCGCTTAAGTCACACAGGTAACTAATGCCTCCTCATCCGAGGTAGCATTACCCTGCCCTAGCCCTTAACCGGCAAAAAGATGGGTAAAAGTGCTCAAGCTACTAAACGCCACACGAGCCACCCTTGCCACTTATATCACATATGTCATGATACTCAGGGAACTCTTGACCCTGTAGGGCATTGGCCTCCTTGTAGGAACATGGAGTGAGCGGTTGTCCACCTCGAGCACCGTCAGGATAGGCCGTAAAGCCTCGTAGGCGTGGAGCATACTTGGATAATGTCTCAGCAAACTTACCTACGGTATCCTCATTATTATACTCACTACCCCATTGAGGCAGGTTGATGGTCGAGGAGATCGCCATGTCCACATAGTCCTGTATGTCCGCTTGGAAGGCTATACGTCGCTCGAAGTCTTGAGCGAGGTCGATAGCACTCTCGATCTTCTCAGGGTCAGCCCCATAGAACTCAATGAGCTCCTTAGCCGTCCCATCGACAACATACTGGTAGTGCCAGTCCTTATCGCCCTTAAGGTATCGCCTCTTGTAAGCTACAGCAAACAGGGGCTCGATACCGGTAGTAGTCCCAGCAAGGATACCGATAGTTCCTGTAGGAGCAATTGCTCGATTAGCCACAGGGCGAGAAATACCAAGACTGTCAGCGAAAGTAGCCGAGGTATAGTCAGAGACCTGTTGGTAGACTGCAAGCCAGTTACGGAGCTCTGGTGTGACCTCATAACGATAGCCTTTCTTGATGAGCCATTCATGGACACCCATGAGACCGAGACCTAGGCGTCTGTTCTTCTCTCGGATTTCGTAGACAGCTTGATAGGGTAGTTTGGCTTTTAATGTTCCACATACGAGGAACTTAGTTGCCAGTTCGGTGATTGAGCGCATTTCTGAGAGGTCTTTAATTCTCCCAAGGTTAAGTGAGCCCAGATTGCAAACATCGTTTCCGTCTGCCGAAGTAACTTCTGTGCAGTTTGAAATGATGACACCGTTCGCCATGAACGAGTGCTCTTCAAAACCAACATCACAGCAATATACATCTGATTTTTCATACTCTTCTACACTTACTACTTTGTAGTTTCCAAAGTTCGTATCCTCTAGAACTAGTCGAGATGTGGGGATTTCGGAAATTTTACCCTTTATTCGTAGGGTGTAGCCTCCGGCGCTATCTGGACTAAAGCCACTCTTTGAGCCTTTGTTGATGAAGGCGGTAAAGCCCAACATGTCACACAGCCTCGCCACACCTTCCAGAAACTCTCGCTGTATTGAGGATAGGACTAGTGATTTAGCAGAGAAGCAACCATCAGCATCTAACAGCCCCGCTAGAAACTCCAACTGCGAGTTACGGTTCCAAGAATAAACATCCAGAGGAAAACTGTCTTTTCGCCTAGACCTAAAAATGTCGTGATTGTTAAAGTATACTCGAAGTATGTTTCGCTTATCCCGAGACACCTCGTGAGCAATTCCCGACGCGGTTAGTCTGTCCAAAATAGTCTCTTTAGTCCCACAAAGAGCCGCCTCAGCACGAGGGTAACGGGTGTGGAATGATCCATCCCCATATACAAATGCTAGGGCGTAAGCCTCTGGAACATTTTTACCCCATGACGCCTTCGGCGGTGACCACATTACATGGTCGTTAGGTGCAAGATACTGGGCTTGTTTTCGGGACCCATCAGAGAGAATAAACTCATGATCGGGAGAACATATAAGTTCCCTACTACCTGTCATTACGACCTTAACAGTATCACTATTGGTTCTGGTTTTGGTGAACCTCGTTGGGGCCCACCGCTTACCTGTCCAGACAGTTACAGGCGCATCAACTATATTTTTAATCTGCTCATAACCTGTAGACAGCATAACCCAAGTGTCAGGGTGGACAGGAGCGTTTCGGAGGGTCTCTCGCTCTTTGTCTCCAAAGTTAAACGAGAAGCCGGGTTCGGCAGATTTCAAAGCTTGCCTGACGTTCTTAAGGAACGTGGGGTGCTTATGCCGCTCAGGTGTATTCAACCAAGCATCATCATAGTTGAGGGAGATGTTGGTCATGTCCAAGGGGCACGGCCAGTTGAAGTCCTGCTGCTTAAGGTCCTTGAGTGTCAGACCGTCAGTCAGAGGGACCGGATAGTTCTCCCAGTCCTTGATAGTCAGGAAGGCCTCAGCGTCAGGGTGTTGCCAGTTGAGAGAGGCGTAGATAGCAGAGCGACGAGAGCCACCCTGCATCACTCTACGGCCAATCTCGTTAATCATCTCCATCTTAGGTAGCGGACCGGACGCATGGCCCCCAGTGCGGGCTATAGGAGCCCCTGAGGGACGATAGACACTATAGTCGATACCAATGCCCCCTCCGGTCATTAGGCAACTCTCAGCCTTCCATGATAGGTTGGCCCAGTCCTCGCGAGTGTCCTCTTCGGCACGGAGTAGGTAGCAGTTGTTATAGAAGGGGTTTGGACGCCCAGCATAATAGAGGTATCGGCCACCCGGGATGAACTTCATCTCGACCATATATTGACGTAGCTGGTCGATCTCTGAGGGAGGCATAAGGCCACTACAGACCTCATTGGTCAGCGTAGTGCAGAGCTCTTCCCAAGTCTCTGCTCCCTCGTGGCGGTATTTGTGATTGAAGATGCTCTCTGAGAATTGAGAGCGGAACATTGGGTTAAGGTTGGACTTCCAAGAAGGCATTGTTGGTTTTATTATTTTCTTCTATTTGTTTATGATTATCTTCGCGGAGGAGGTGCTCCATATGCTTAGTCGCATTGAAGATAGCTTCGATGTCTCTAGGCCCAACAAGCGAACCAAGAGTTGCAGCCATCGCCACAGCGAAGTTGTTGAGAAACTCGCTTGAGAATTGCGGCTTAGGCTTTACCATGATGAGTGTCATGTCAGTCCAACCTCGCACTCAGGTGGTCTAAAGCCTCATCAGTCTTCTGGATGAGCTCTTCGAGCGTTCCGTCATTCTCGATCACATAGTTGCAGTCGATCCACGTAAGTTGACCTTCGCTCTCGTGGTGCTTCGACTTGTCATCAAGCATCTCATATTGAGCGTCAGGGAGCCTATCGACGTAGATGAGGAACCCACCGTTACGAAGGATCATTGCGGCCTCGTTAGGGAACCGAACGTCGTCGATGACTACTGGGATATGTAGAGCGGAGTAGTGTTTAACTACTTCTTCTGCAATTCGCTCCCAGATACGCTCATCGACCATCTTACGGCCCCAGTCTGTCCCAAGGCTCTGCATCATCTGACGGGGAGATTTGTTACCAAACAGGGCCAGCGGTTGCTCTTTACGATCACCATAGACCATCTCTGTTACTTCGTCGTTGTGGAAGCCCGAGTTCAAGAGAATATCCGCAACAATAATCTTAAGAGGGTTGGCTAGGCTTACATGCTCATAGCCGTGTGTCTCAATGAGCCTGTTAGCTACTTCACTCTTACCTGAGCCCATACGACCAGCTACGATACCAATGAGTGCTGGGCGGGCATAAGGGACGAAGGGGAGCTCAAGTTGCTCTTCACCATCTCCGTCCATTGTAAACGTAAAATCAGTTATTGTATTTCTCCTTGAATTTCTTAGTTAACTCGTAAGCAGCCTCCTCCTTACTCTTAGGCATTGGTTTACCTGTGAGTAGGAGGTAGGCTAACTGTTCCCGTTGGTCTGGAGATAGGGTAATCTGATAGCCTAGGCTCTCTATGAACATTACATCGGGGTCACCATACCAGACGAACACATCGTCCCAGTTAGCCGGGTCCTTGGGTTTAATGCGTAACCACGCCATACATTAGCTCCTTGGATTAGCGGGAGGTGTCCACAAGATCGGCTCTTGCTTCTCACTGTCCCAGTCTTGAGAGCGAAGGATACGGGCCAGCCTAGCTTGTAGGACAGCATATTCTTCTGTCTCTCCAGCAGCTAAGAAGGCCTGACGGACATTCTCCCAGTAGGAGCCTTGCTTATCGAGGACTTTAGGTGCTCTAGCCGCCCCAAGACCCGGACAGCCCTTATAGCCATCGGCAGGGTCCCCAGTGAGCGTTTGGAGCCACCAGTTACGTTCAGCTTGCTCTTCCGAGATAGTCTGGAGTTCCCCCTGTCTGTAGAGTTTGCAGGGGATCGTCATGAGGTCCTTGTCCTCTGAGACGACTATACGTTGGATTTTGTCATCACGAGTAGCGAGGATACCTAGGTAGTCATCGGCCTCTAGGTTGTCTTTGGAGACTACGGTCTGGGTGTCGATGAGCCACTCTTTGAGGGTCATGTAGCCGAGAGGCTTACGATTGCCTTTACGGTTGGATTTGTAGGTGTCGGTAAGTTGATAACGGAAGTTGTTACTACCGCTAACTACGAACACCAGATCATCGCTCTTTAAAGCTTCCTTGGTGCTCTCGATCATGGAGTTGAACATGTCTTTGGCTTGCTCAACATTCGTAGACGCTACGATTACTCCGTCACCCCAGTCACCTTCGTATTCTGCTGCCGCTGTAGCCTTGTAGAGCCACAGGTCAGCGTCGATTAGTATTTGGGTCATATATTCTTTCTTCATCTAGCCACCTGTCCCCCGCCGCCTCATCGTGGAGATAGTAGCCACTTATTTTTAGGCTTAAGGCGCACTTGGGGCAGTAACTTGCGTAGACAACTGTAGGGCCGTGGACGTCCCAATCAGCGTATCGAACCATCTCAAAATCTGATGTTTCGCACCCGCAACTTTGTGTGGTTGAGCCTCTCGGAGGCCAGTCGGAGTGGGGAGCAGCGCGTATCTTTTCAAACAATGTCATGACTGCTCTTTCGGCAAAGAAAAAGCCCCAGAGACACTCTTGCGAACTCTGGAGCAGAAATCTTTTATATCGGGCTCTAGGTCGGCATATGCCCACCCTAGGTCCAGTGTGGTTGTTAGTAGAAGGTCAGCCTCGTCGGCTAAGGGTTTTCGTCCTGTGACGTATAGTGTATCCCTAAGCGTCCTTAGCTGCCTAAGGATAAACTCGCGCTCAGGCATAATAGTGTTTGTAGTTACCCCGCATTGAATGAGGCACAGATGACAGGATGAGGGAACTCTTGGTCTGTTTCACCTATACACACCGCTTTTACGTATTCTGGGTCACACCAAGCAGAGTATTTTGTTAAGATCAAATCGGGGCTACCATCTAGTCGTTTGGAATACCAACCAGAGCCGAAAGGTCCGTCTTCCAACCAAAACTTTGGGAAACCCATGTTCGGGTGAATAAGCTTCGCCTCTTCTTCGGTGTGTGCCACCACAACGGCACTGTAATAAGTATCGTATTCACAATTAACTTCCTGACTAATAAGCCAAAGTTTCATGGGGCCTCCTTTCAGGCATAATAGTGTTGGTTCGTGATCCTATCGAGACCCGAGGGCGTCAGTCGCCATTGGTTTGTGTAGTTACCAGTTTTGGGGTCTTGGGTTGTTATGAGGCCCTGTTGACATAGGGCTGCTATTTCAGTCGCGAAGATACGTGCAGGATCGGACTTGGTTGTTATGAAGCCGGTGTTATGGATTTCTTCGAGTAGTTCTAAAATCTAATGTCTCCTTCGTTCCATTCGTAAATGTCCCAACCAAAGTTGTCGTAGAGGAATTGGCGTAGGTTCATCACTGTTCACCTTGCTTTAGTGCTGCGCGGGCTTCCGCACATCCGCGGCAGTCTGTCCACAATTCTTTGCCGGTAACGATATCCTCTTCAATGATAGCACCGCGACCATGACAGATGTTGCAATACTCGGTGTATGCGGACAAAGCCTCACGAAGCCGCTCGTTCTCGGCGGTGAGGGTTTCGATGCGGTCAATCTGCTGCACGATATAGTCCACCAGTAGAATGTCATCATCATCCGGCTGTGCTGGAACGCTAACAAGGACGCCTTTGCCGTCTTTGTTATTGAAGTGTGCGTCTATCAGATTTCTCGCCGCCTGCTTCGCTTGCTCATGGGTGACGGTGCGGGGGAATATACCAATTTTTTTTGTCGCAATCAGTTCATCGTCAGGCATCGTTCTGTGTCCTTTCGATCTGGTCGAGCACTTTTGCAATTTTGCGCTTCATCGCACCCCGCAGTGGCACTTGTTCCCATGTGTCAATTTCAGCGTTGATAGCCTCACGAATGAAGGCGCTGTGGGCGGCTATGGCTGCTTGCAATCCGGCAGCGTGGGCTTCTGGTGTCGTGTGCCTACCGTTGGAGAGAATGTAGCCGCAATAAGCTTCGTGATAGGCGCGATGCACTGCCGCTTTCAACTCCTCGTTCATGCTTGTTCTCCTTGGCGGTAAATCCTGCAACCGTCCCAACAGCCTCGCACGTTCTTCTGCCACGCGGCGGTCGATTTCGGGCTGCATGGCATCGCAAAGAATGTTGATTACAGTCCGCATCTCGCGGACGCAATCGAGTAGCTCTCCGTCCACGCTTTCCGAACAATACGTGCCTTGGTCATAATCGTTAATCTTAACGCGGGCCTCTATTTGCCATGCGTTCATTCTTTCCACCGCCTCTCGCATGTCAGTCATAGTGTTGCTCCTCTAGTGCGGCCATACGCGCCTTTACCGTTGCCGTAGCGGCGTCATCCGACATGCCGTTACGTTTAAGCCCGTTCCAAATCTCAATTCGCAAAGCAGCTTCCAGCGCCTCGATGCGTGTTGCTGCTTCGTCACAAAGCGGGTCGGTTTCAATCCTGAAATGGTTCACTAAGCAGCCATCGATGCCATCAGGGCAAGGGATGGATATGCGCTTTCCGGTCATACGCAACCGCTCAACCAGTGTCTTATCGTCCATCGCTATTCTCCAATCCCTTAACAAACGCCTCGCGCTCTTTGCGCCACCGCTTTACCCGTTCGGGCAAGATACTTTCATTTTCTGGAAGTTTCTGGCATTTCTTCCCGTTCGGGTTATTCGTCATTCGCTTCTTCCCGTTCCTTAAGTAGTTCTGTTTCTGCCCTTGGCAGCAAGTCTTTAATCTAGGTTCCATTATCATATCTGCCAAGCAATGCAGCCCGTTCTACGACCACACCCCTTAGTTTGTCGGTAACAAAGCGCGGATTGTTTTGGTCAGTGCGCCAATCACAGTTGCCGCTCCTGTTCATGGTAGTGACGCCAGCCAAGTTGCTGCTTCATGCGCCTGTCAATCATCCGGTCACTAATCTCTTTGGCTTTCAATGGCGGTGGCAACGGCTCGCCGCGACTAGCGCTTTCCCATCCAAATTTGTAATCTTCTGACTCTTGAAGTTTCATCAGATGATTTCCAATCTTGCTCATCCCACCTTCTCCTGTGGCTGTAGTGCTGCGCGATCAGCATCATTCATCGTTCTGTGTCCTTTCGATTTGGTCGAGCATGGCCTTGTTCATCAATGAAACCATAAGCCGCGCTGGTGGGCGAATATGGCTGTCTGGGCCAAACACTGCTTGCTGCGCCTCTACGACTTCTTCTTTCCACGCCTGTTCACGGATGAAGGCAAAAACCACTGCCGCGACCGCCTGCATAGCTTCATCGACGGTGTTGTGCTTTAGGTCGGCATAAGCGGCCCCCATGCTTTTAATCAGCTTCTCGTTCATATTGCTTGTTCCTTTGCGGTTTGGCTTTCTCCTGTTCGGGTGTTCCACTTACGAAATCCCCATGCTACTAGGATTGCCCCTACGAGCGTGAGGAAGAATACGGCCACGACAGTGGCGCATTGCCACGGATGGAGGCCTAGAGTTAGTTTCTGTATCATCTTATTCCTTTCCATTGTGGTGTGTTTACTATCGTGTCGTTTCGGTGTCAATGGCAAGTTGCCCAGTTTTTACCTACTTTCACTTCAACATCCAGAGGACACTTGAAGTCGTAAGGTATCCCAGCACTCCTACCAGTTACGATAGCCGCCTCTTTGACGATCTCTATGAGCTCAGGGTTATCACGGACGGCCACCTGCACCTCGTCGTGACTGAAAGAGAGGAAGGCGTATTCACCATCCCAACCGTGCTTAAAGCCTTTAGACTTTAGCAAGTCATCAAAGTCGCATAGCCACTGTTTACAGATGACAGCCCCAGCGGACTGTAGTCGCGTATTGAGGGCTGCGTGTTGACCACGGATACCTATCTTGCGCTTGTCTATACCCTTGATCCAACCGCGACTTGCAGCGGACTTAACGGTCGTAACGAGCTTCTTGTAGGCCGGTAGGTCACTCTCGAACTTCTCGCGCATTGCGGAGCCGATAGCGGTTAGTCTACCTTTGGGGACTGGTTGATTGGCTTTACGAGCATCTTCAACAGCAATAGTCCCTAGCTTCTCATCCCCTGCCCCATAGCATACAGCATAGATAGCAGTCTTTGAGCTATCGCGGAGGTGGAGACCGAAGGCTATACGGTTCGTGGTGTGAACATCGCCCTCACAGACTACCTTGGCATACTCACCGCCATCGAAGACAGCTAGGTCAGACGCAAGACACCTTAGTTCAAGTCCTTGCTGGTCGGCTCCGATTTGGACCCATCCGTCTGGAACGTGGAAAAGAGCTCGACACTCCCGTCCGAGTATACTCGATACCCTTGGAACGGCAGATATGTTTGGCTTAGAGTGTGTGGCTCGTCCTGTGTTTGCTCCGTTGGGAGTATATCTAGCATGGATTTTTCCTCCTTTGCATAGCTTCATCCACGCTTGGTCGCCTTCGGCTAACTGCGAGATGCGCTTGTCTATGGTGAAGAACTCGGCAAGCTTCTGAGCCTCTGGGTAATCCAGTGAGGCTAGGACATCTTCGTCGATCTTAGCTTTGCCGCCGTCCGTGAACTCTTTTGGCTTCCAGTTGTATTTAGACTTGAAGCAGTATTCGATATGGTCTCGTGAGCTCGGGTTGAACTCTACGTCCTTCCACTTCTCGACAGGAACACCAGCCTTATACCCTCGGGTCTTATTGTCTCTCTTGGGTATGAAGTCAGGCAGTCGTATCCGCCAGTCGGGGAAGAGTGTCTTGAGTTCCCTGCGTAACTCTTCGCGCCTATCGACCAAAGTGGCGAGGAACTTAGCCGCCTCCTCCATGTTGAATGGGAAGCCGTTAGTCTCGATCTGGCCACATAGGCGGGCTATACGATGCTCAAGCACCAGAGATTGCTCTGAGGGCTCGTGCGCCATAAGCTTGTGATAGAGGTCGTAGGTAACCTCAGCGTCTTGGATCATGTATTCAAACATGTCCTCGTTGAAGCTCTCCCAGCCCCCATCATAGTCTCCCTTGAAGTTACCTAGGCGACACCCCCACGCTTTGAGGGAGTGACGACCTATGAGGTCTCCGGGGAAGTATTTGGGGACAGGACCTTGCCATACTGGAGGCTCTTTACCTTCTGCCTCTGCCTTTACCTCAGCTTTGAGGAACTCAGCATAGGGCTTCCAGAGGGCCCACCGCTCATAGTCGGTCTTCTTGATGTCAGGGTGGATTAGGTAGCCTAGGACCATAGTGTCCCAGAAGGTCACATGGGAGAAGTCACGCTCTGGGTGAAGCTTCTTGAGGACCTTCTCGTCATATCCGATACCGTTGTGGAACCAGACCTCTGAGGCCCTCCCTAGTTCGTTGAGATAATCTTCGATCTCATGGGGACGAAAGCCTCGGACCTCTCCGGTATCTATGTCTTTCAATACTGCACAGTGAATAGTCGTTACGGTGTCCAGTAGACCGTCAGTTTCAAGGTCTGATATAAATCGTCCTAATGAGGTCAAATTCTATCCTTTCAAAGTAAATGAGGCCTTATGAGCTTCTGGAGCATCTCACGCCTCTTGAGGTGCTTGACCAACTGGCAACTCATCGACCAGTTGCGGGACTTATCGCCCTTCTGTGTGGTGGCGTTGAGTGACTTGCGGATACTTTCGATACGCTTGGTCAGGCTTACGATTTCGTCGTGGATTTGTTCGGGGGTAGGTTCTTCTTGGTTATCTTGGTCACTAGACATCTAAGTGGCTATGGTCCTCTATTGGAGAGAACTCGCCGCACTCATAGATAATCCCAGTCTTCTGATCGTAACCCAAGGGGATCATCGCCCCTGTAGCTCGTCCAGTGTAGCGATCCTTGAGACACCGGAGGATAGACCTCTGGGCCAATACGGGATCATCTTCTTGGGGGTTACGCTCCAGACCGAAGGCATAGTGAGCCCAGAAACCAATGGCACGAGAGCCCTTGAAGTGTCTGAGCATTACCCTTCCACCCTCTTCATGGGGCTTACCATCTGGAGTAGACAGGTGGGAAATGACATGGATTACAACCGAGAGTTCCTGAGCGAGTAGCGCAAGTTCCTTGGTTATGATTTCGAGGCTCTCTCGTTCCTTGTTAGGGTCTGCAAGAGCCGTCAGGTGGTCAATGTATATGTGCTTTACGTTTAAGCAGTGAGCGAGATAGCGGATACGGGACTTGATCTGTTCCCAGTTAGCTGCCGCAAAGTTACCTCCGAGATAGAGGTTACCAGTGCTCTCTAGGTCACTGTAAGCAGCTTCCAGTTCCTCTTGTGTCCAAGGGTTATCCTCAGCATCTTGGGGAATGTGGAAGAGCCTTCCAGCTACCTTGCCAGCAATACGCTTCCCAGTCTCACTAGGGGGTTGCTCTAGGTAGATACAGGCAGTCTTGATGTTCAGTTCTTTGACATCGAAGGCTATCTGCTGCGTGAAGAAGTCAGTCTTACCTACACCAGTGCCAGCACCGAAGTAGTAGACCTCCCCATCCCTGCGACCGTATGTTTTGTTAGTGAGGGTCTCTAGGAACCAAGGGCGGCCTACCTTGACCTCACGCATAACCTCCTCACGGATGTCAGCGAGGGTAAAGATACCGTCAGGCTGGTATGGCTTGGCTCCCCAGAAGGCGCTGGTAATCGCGGAGACCTTACCGTCTACTAGGGCCTCATTGGCATCCTTGTAGCCGTCTAGGGTGGCGATAAACACCTTACCTGCGGGGAGTATCTGAGCGCACTCTTCTGCTGCCTCTCGTCCGGGCTCATCATTATCGAACATGATAACGATCTTCTCGAACTCACAGAGCCAGTCGTAATGTTCCTTGAAGGACTTTACGGCACTCTGGGCCCCTTGAGGGACGGAGACTACCGGATACTTGTTCTGTTGAGCCTGAGAGACGCTGAGGGCATCTAGTTCACCCTCGGTAACGACAAGACTACGCCTATCGTTCTTCCAGAGGTGCATACCGTATAGTGGGAGCTTACCGCCCCTCTCTTGGTTGACTGAGAACTTCTTGTCAGCATAGCGGAGCTTCTGGCCCACTAGCTGCCCTGTGTTTGGGTCTCTAAAGTTAGCTACGTGACAGGGGTTACCGTTGACCTCTCCGATACCGTAGTCCCAGAAGCGACAAGTGTCTTCTGTCAGGGAGCGGTTAGGGAGAGCTACTTTCTCACTGTAGATAGGAGTAAAGTCTGCTTTAGGTTTAGAGGCTGTCTCTTGAGCCTTACTTTCGTCCGAAGGCTCGTAATATTCACACCCGAAACAATAGGCGTGACCGTCACTATAGCGACTTAGGTTATCTCGGGACCCACAAGAGGGACAGGGTTCGTGAGCTACAAATACACTTGTATCTTCTGTGTTCATGGGTCTCCTATGCTGACAGGTAGAGGGTAATGGTTACGGCAGCGAGGAGAGCCCAGAAGATGAGTGTAAGCTCTATGATATACTCATAGTCGAATAACTCATGGAACTTGGGCTTATCCTCTGGGTCCTCATCGAACAGCATTACCGCTTGGCGATACCGTTGGAGCGATACTCGACGTAACGCTGACCAGTGACCGGATGGTTCTTAGGGACGCTTTCGACCAGAAGGCCACTATCACGGAGCTCAGAGATACGCTTGGTGAGGCTCTGGATAGAGTAATCCATGATGGCCTGACGCTGCGTGATGCGACCTGAGCGGCGGAAGTGATGGACGATCTGGCGGTTCTGCGGTGAGAGACCTGCGAGGGGGAATGTGTCTTTATTACGGGGCAAGATAGTATCTCCTGTAAACTAGGAATACCCAAGTAAGCATTGGGAATATGGTTGCAGTTAGGATGAAGATTTTGAGGACTAGGAAGGACTTACGTAGCAGAGCTTTTAGCCCTTTCAGAAAGCAGGGCATCGGCCATCGCGTAGCAACGTATTGC